TATATGCAAGGCGCAATCCAGTTTCTAATAGTTTTCGATTTTCTTTGTGATTGGGATCGCTAATATCAGTTAATAAAACATATTCACATTGTTCCCACCCTACAAACGGACTACGTTTTTGTAGTTCAAACTTATATACGTATGTGTGTTTATGTTTAAATTCAATCATACTATATTATAATTATTTTTCCGTACGAATCCTATTTTCGCGAGGACAATTTACGTAATCAGTTTTAAATGGACAATACTTGCAATTTTTATCACCCTTTCCAGAAATGGCCATATATGGTTTATCTGCAAGTTTATTGCCTTCTGAATCGAAACAATGTTCTACAAAATCATCTATTTGGCGCTGAACTTTGCGTTGTGTAACGGTACCTGAACTAGGTTTGAATAATTGAATGCGTTTTTGTGGAAACATTGACTCTTCAACCATTTTTCGTTTAACGATGAAGAATTCAACTACAATATTTTCTTTTGGAATACCAAATTGTTCAGAAAATTTATTTTTATAAATTACCAATTGTGCTGCTTTTGTAGGATCTGCTTTTTGATATTTATTCCAACCAGATCTGCTCGTTTTAATATCAAATACATGTATCGTATTAGTAGGTACGTGACGTATAACCAAATCTATAAATCCGTAAAGATATACTGAAGGATTGTTTGTCGATGCCGGAGTACATAGTTCAACTTCGATACCTATTAATTCCCAATCCTTAGTTGAAAAATATTGTTTTCGACGTTTCTTAAACCATTCCAATATAGCAACACCATCTTCTAAATATTCTGCTAACTGTAATGGATTGGAAAAATGTCCTCCGGTTTCTTGTACGCATTTAGCATATTCTTCGCGAAGCTTGTTAGTTAATATGCCACGTAAATCTAATGCTTCAGCACGTTTAACTGAATCAGTATACATAACTTCAATAAAGTATTGAAACGTTTCATGAAATGCCGTGCCGAAGCAAGTATCAATTGATGCTTGAAATGGAGCCAATCCGTCGATATATGCTAATTTCCAAGATAACGGACAACGATCATACATTGACCATTGCGAATAAGATATTTTTCTAGGTACCGTATTAGCATCTCGTAATGATAGCTTGTATACAGGATTGATATAATTTCCAGATTTCATACATTAAATATATGAATTTATTTTTTAAGTTCCAAGTAATCAGGTTCAAATTTTACGTAATTATGAACTTGTTCTTGCAAGTAGATATCGATTAAATCTTTGGTTTTTTCTAAATCTTCCGAAAATGATCCTTTATGTCGACATCTAACAATTCTTTTAATGATATCAAATTCATAACTGTTTAATTTCCAATCTTCTGCAAATTTATACAAACTATCTTTGCCTTTATAATGAGATTGAGTATTCACACTCATTTACGTACTCCTTTAATCATTGTTTTTATTTCTTTTTCGGTATAACCATAAAGTGACAGAAGATGAGCACATTGATCTTGATTTAATAAATCGGCGTAATCGATTGCTTCAGATTTGCCAACTTTATAATGTTCTGCAATTTGTTCAACCAATTTATCTGAAAATTTGTCTTCTTTCTTGCCTTTAACATACTTTGCAAAGTTATTGTTTGTAGGTAATAAATCATGATAAAGGCGATATGTTTCTTTGGGACGTAATACTCCAATTGTATATTTCTGTAACTCATTAATTACGTCTATCAGATCCTGCCGCATTGACAAGTAACGATTAACCATATAAACCGAAAACTTTGATTGATCCGTTTCGGACCATTTCGACCATTCTCGTTTTTTGCTAGTTACTCCGTTGATTAAATCAAAAATAGTTGCACTCTTTTTTTCTTCTGCCATTTTATAGTTTATATTTGTGTTTCAATTTGGTTTCGAATAATTCTCCCATAGCAATTTCCAAAATAACTGCATTATCCGGAATTCCTGGTATCTTTCGTTCTAATACATCATCGATACTCTTGTTTCTAAGAGTTTTCATTTTTGTTTTTGCATTGCTACGATTTGATGTCTTAAATACTATAGTTATATTAGACTTATGATATGGTATGGACATTATTTCTTCATTTTAATCGGTTGAAACTCTTCCGGAATAGCACCACAATCGTCGCATCTAAATACTGGTACCGGTACCATTGTATCTTTATCGCCACCGGTTAAGAATTTTGATACTTTGTTGATTGCCATTACTTGACGAAAGTATAATCCGTCACATTCTTTGCATTGTATCGGTTGCATATCGTTTGGACCGATATTTACATTTAATTTACTCATATTTCTCCTAAAATATTGACAAACATTGCCATTATGTTAATTTCTTTATCAACTACACTAGCATCTTTGTATTGCGATTCTGCGATAATTAATATACAAGGAGCAATATGGCCATGTGCAAATTCATCTAGATTATCAAATAAAAAAGTATACATTGGAGTAAAATCTCTAACTTTGCTATCCGCGATAATTTGTCTAATTTTACCAAATGATGCTTTTTTGTCTTTTGGATTTTTTAAAACATCCAATATTTCAGTCATGTAATTTGCTTGAATTGCACTTGCTTTATCTAATTGCAATACTCCATTAACTACGGATGCTTGCGATGCATTAATAGCACGGCGAATGTCTGGATATGATGCATTGATAATTGCAGCAATATCTTTGATATCGTATTGAACTTGATTTTCTTCTAATACTTGCACTAATCGTTTTGCTACATCCGTTTTATTAGGAGGCGTAATTGCAAATGTCTGACAACGAGATTGAATTGGATCAATAATCTTTTCAACATAATTACATGTTAATATGAAACGCGTAGTTTTGCTATAAGTCTCCATAAGATTACGCAATGCTGCTTGTGCATTTGGAGTCAAATAATCTGCTTCATCTAAAATGATAATCTTCCAACGACGAAATCCAACTGTCGATGCATAACGTTTAATTTTATCTCGTACTGCATCAACTGAGTTTTCATCGGATGCGTTTATATACATGACATCGGCATCCACACTATTGGCGATAATTTTTGCCAACGTGGTCTTGCCAGTGCCGGCGGTACCATAAAACAACAAATGAGGTACGTCACCGTTATTAATAAAAATACGAACCTTTTCAATGATGTGTTCATTACCAATGTATCCTTCTAATGTATCTGGGCGAAACGATTCAACCCAAAGTGTGTTTTCTTGTGTATTAAACATAAATATTTATTTTCCTCCCGTTGAACCGAATCCTTTTTCTCCTCGCTTTGTTCCAGTTAATGCTCCCGTTGGCAACCATTCGATATGTTCTACTTTGCATAAAACCAATTGTGCGATGCGATCTCCTTTTGCAAATTCAACTGTCCTAGGACCATGATTAATTAAAATTACTCCAATTTCTCCACGATAATCTGCATCGATAGTTCCTGGCGTATTTAATACCGTAATGCCATGCTTAAGTGCTAAACCACTTCTAGGTCTTACTTGTATTTCATAACCTTTTGGTATTTCTACAAACAATCCGGTTGGTACTAATGTACGTCCTGTCGGATCAATCGCAAATGCATGGGTACATCGAACATCTAAACCGGCACTTCCCGGTGTTTCATATTCAGGAAGTGCATTGTCTGATTTATTTACTACAGCTACTATCATAATTAATTTTGCAACATTACTAACCAATATGCCGAATCAAAATCAGCTCCAGTAAATTCAATACGAGCTAACCCATCTGGAGATACGTGAAGCTTACCAGAATCACCTCTGTTTGCTACAAGTACTTCTTTCAATTTATCTGCAGAGAAACAAACAGGTTCCATATCAGCTGCTGTTGTTGATCCTACTTCAAATGTAATATTATCCGCATTAACCGTGCTATAATTAATAATAAAACGAATTGTTCCGCTTTTTACTTGTACTGCAAAATTCTTTGCATCAGGTAACGCATTTTTTGCTTTGATAAATCTAGTTATAAATTCTTCGTTAACTGGAATTTCAATTTGATATGCGGGTTCTGCGTTAATTGACGGAACTGCAGGAATAACCGTTGTATCTGCTAACATGAACGTCGCTTCTGTTTTACCTTCGCTAATTTTCATTGCATAATTTTTACCCGCTGCATCTTTT